AGCAAACTTAGGACTGATATAGATATTACCGTAATCATCTACAGCCATTGTTGGAACATCGTTTGTAAAGCAGATCTTTAATCTAGCTAGTACATTACCAATGAAGATACTTCTCTTCATTAGTACATATTTACAACGACGAATGGTAAGCTCAAGCTTACCCCATGTAACAGGGTCAATTACATCTACCTCCGTATCATTCGATTCTAATATTAACGAACGATATAAACCAAATAAATTACGATCCTCTCTCTTGTAATACATGTATATTATTTATGCATATACACTAATACTTCTTTGTTTGTTTACCCTTCTTAAGAACGAAACCTTCTACCTTCTTAGAAGGCTTTGGAAAGTTCTCTACATATTTCTTTAGATCTGTTGGACGTGGCTTAGACCCCTTACCTGCTTTGTGTCTCATAGTATTATAATTTATTAAATTTCAATTAAGCTGCAACCCATTTTGCATCTTTCCCTCTACCTTCTTTCTGAATAACCCCTTGAAGAGTCAGATCCCTAAGTGTTGATTGAGCCTTAATAGAGCACTGAAGGATTCGAGTAATGGTTGGAAGATCAACCGATCCCTGCTCTTTAATAATATTAAGAACAGCCTCGCGATAAGAAGCAATCTTACCTTTCTTCTTCGGAGCTTCATTCTCATTAACCTCCATCTCAACCCTCTCAAAGTCAAATCCGGTCTCTGTCATCATGAAAGCGTTGAAGCCGCTAACACCAAAACGATTCTTCGTCACTTCAATCTCTCGAATGATCGGGTTATCCTTCGACTTGTTCATCACAATATTGCAATCAACACTATGAGGAAGAAGAGTAGAACCTTTATAGGTACCTGTCTTCGTAAAGTGGAGAATGATTCCAACGACACATTCCAATTCCTTAGCCTTAGTGGTAATATAATTGGAAAGATACTCTTCCAATTGACGCCCGCGAAGCTTCTTACGTGTGGTAAGAGCTGGAAGAGAATCGAGAATAATCATATCAAACTTATTCTCTTTAACGGCATCGAAAATATCTTCGATAGTAGACATATTCGCTACATTAACACTACGAACACCCAAACGCTTGCAAGTAAAAGCGAGCTGCTGAATAGACTCTTCAGCAGAAACGTAAGCAGTATTCTTACCACTACGCTCAAGAAGCTCAAGCATCTGAATGAGCATCGTCGTCTTACCAGTACCAGGGCCAGCTGCAAGAGTAAAGGACATACCAGGAAGGAAGCCTTGACCACCGAACATAGCGTCTAGATCCTCTTTACCAGTCTTGAAGCGACGGTTGTAGATCTCAGGAATTTTGACTTCTGACGCTTTGACAAAACCGCTCTGCGTAGTAATAATTTTCATGCTATTATTATGGCTGGGTTGGACTGGAAACACAAGAAGAAAAGGCTACAAATTCTATTTTCTAGACTCTTTTTTCTCTTAAACATTCCAACAAATATAAAGGCTGAAAGAAGGAACTTCCAGAAAAAAATAACCCCGTTCAAGGCTGATCTTGTCAGCGTGTTGAACGGGGAGTAACTTTAAAGAGAGAAAAACAGTGTTACTCTACTTCACCCTTAGCTTCATCGTACTCAACGACTTTAGCTACACCAGCTATGTTATCGGCAACAACAGCTATTTTCTGAAGCATCCAAGTATCAAGATGTATACCGCTGCAAATAGCATCATGAATGTTTTTTGCGTCTCTAAAGATAGAATAAAGATTAGTTTTAGCCATTTTAGACTCTTCGCACTCTTCTCCTTGATGATGTTCAGATTCTTCTTCACCTGTACCTAGAGAGAGAACAACAGCGGCTGGCTCGGCGTGCATTTCAACAGCTCCATCAGTATCAGGAGCTATATCAGTTACATTCTCCTCTGGTACATCTACACTCTTTTTATAAGCGGATATATAGGCTTCAGCGAGAAGAACATCATCTTTAGTAATCATATAATATATTTAATCAAAACTTGAATTATTCTTTAACTCATTATAAAATAATAAGGTGTTTAAAAAGAAATTAAAAGTACCAAAGGAGAGAGGCGTTTACGCTTTTACAAAACATAGAAGAGGAGACTTTATCTTATTCTTAGAGAAAAACGGAGAAGGGGTTTTTAACTTCATGCAACTACCAGATCGTTATCCTTTATCTCTTACACAAGAAGAGTTTACAGAAGGCGTTTTAACTAAAGTACTCGATTTTGTAGAACAAGTACCTGTAGAAGTATTTGAAGTATCGAAGGCAAATATTAATAACTTAGAGAAAACTCTTGACGTGCCTGAAAAAAAGTAGTATATTTTAATTCTAATTATGAAACATACCAACAAACTACCTAAAGTATCTGATGTAGATATTACTAAAATGTCCACCTATGAGCTATGCCGATGGTCAGCTCTAGAAGAAGCTATCAACGTTATCGGTGATAAATGTGATGATAGGAATGTTGACTTTGACAAGGTAGAGCTTAAGCCTCTAGATATTCTAAAGTACATTGACATTGCTACAGATAAGATCTATGAGAAAGTTTCGACAACCTAATATGAATAAACTAAAAGAAATCTTTACTCGACCTGAAACTATCGTATTGCTAATCTCTCTAGGATTTACAGCCCTAGTTAGTACTCTAGTAGGCACAGGCGGGTATATGCTCTCGGGTAAGTTCTGGGGGTACTTTGTTATAGCATTTTGTATTCAGATAATTATCTTTGCGATTATTAATACATTCCTTCTTCGTAAGGATGCTGTTGAGACGCTAGAACTGCTTAATAAGCAAATGGAACAAATATCGAAGTTTACTGTCCGACTTACCTGTGCTTATTGCTCTCATCAAACAGTTGTACCGATCGTTCTAAATCAGGAGAACAGATACAAATGTGATTCGTGCAATCAAGTTAATGGTATTAAGATGCAGTTCTTTTCTACCCAAATTACTACCCCTCTTACAAAGATCCTTCAAGGACCAGGGGATGAAACAATTACTACTACCTCTAAAGAACTTACTAGTTAATCCAAAAGCTATCTAAGTCTCTAGTTAAACGCTTAATAATAGACATTGCTGTATTAATTTTATATTGCATCCTGCGAAGATGCTTTAATCTAGCAACAGTAAGACTTGTAACATTATTACGGCGAACAACTTCTAATCTCTTTCTAATCTTATCAGCATTAAAATAAAGATCAGCTAAGTCCTCTTCAATGTTTTCTAAGGGAAACGGTAAACGCTTTTTAATTTGAGGGCTAAAGCCTCCCATAGCTAAATTGCTATTAGAGTCCATTGACTCTTCTAAAATATTGTTCATATGTAATACTTATGTAATTCTCTGTAGAAATAAAGTTTGAAGTATATAGAATAAATACTATATATGGCTACCTTCAAACTTACGAAGAGTGATGTAAGACATGTTTATCGTCGTTGTTTACATCTTGCTCGAGTGAAACCTCCAGAGTTCTTTAACTTACGAAGACTAAAAGGTGTTCATGGTCTATGTAATTGGACTGATCTAGTATTCGATACAAGAGGTGAAATACTTGCTACAGCCTATCATGAATGCATTCATTACATATATCCAGATTGGTCAGAGACTATGGTACTTTACGCTGAGTCAAGAGTAATAAATAATGTTACAATATTTGACAACGCTAGATTTTTAAAATGTATAACAGATAAACTTTATAAAGCTGCTTTATACGAAAACCTTTCATTAAAAAGAAAAAAACTTAAAAGAAAAAAGAAGAATGAAACTCGAAATACATGACGTTAAGGATTATGGGAACAAGTTGGTGTTTAAATTAGAGTATGATGAAGAGTTTCGCTTAACTATTGGGAAAGTCTTGAAGTTAACTAACCCTTCTAAAAAAGACATACAGGCTTATATTTTAAAATCATTAGAAGAAAATATCGATTTTGACGATTTTAATACTTGATACTCTCTTAAAGGTATATAATATATATGTATGCCTACGAAAGATGAGTTTAAAAAAATCCTAAAAGAGGCAGTAGTAACTGTTAACTTTAAAAAGAAAGATGATACAAAGCGTAAGATGATTTGTACACTAAATGAAGATTATCTTCCTGATAGTACAGATGAAATTACTGATCCACCTAGACGCATAAAGGCAGAAAATAAAGACGCAATTGCTGTTTGGGACCTAGAAAAAAGGGCATGGCGTTCTTTTAGAATCGATTCAATTATCAATTACGAAACCAATCAATAAACATATGCACACCTGGCCATCAAAAGCAATAATGAAAACAAACAAGTTCTGGCATCCTGTACCCCCAAAGGGTTTGGGAGGTAAAGACTTAGTAGACTTCTTTACTGAAGCTCGAGAAAATAAACATATTAAGCTCGGAGTTGTTAAGAAAGAAGTAAAACAGACTAGCAAATCAACAAATAATAGTTAATTAGATATATGAGTCAACCAAATATATTTCTTATTAAAGCAGAACAAGTCGGATCGGATGACATTAATTTGTTTATCTATAAAGCTCTTGCTGCAGAGTTTGGTGACAACTTTGAAGTTGTAAATGAAAGTACTTCTGATAGAATCCTTCCTAATACCAAAGGACTTCGTAAGATTAAGTCATATGGTATTAAGGCAAGAGGTGTAAATCATTCCCTTCATTTCGATATTACTGAAATATCAGCAGCAGGGTCTGTTAATTGGATGGGTAATCATAAAAACTAATGGCTAACGAATTTATTTCTTCAGCAACTAATACCCTTAAGGAAGTTGCTAAGACAATGCAGGAGCGAGGTGATCAATATGCTGACACCTGGGGTAAAGACGGGGTATGGCATTTGACTAAAGCTATTGTTAAGCAGTATGCAAAGGTTGATATTGATGATGAGACTTGTAAGGCAATTGCTTTAGCTACTTTTATCGATCAAAAGTATTCACGCTTTGCAGGCGGTTATAAGAAAGATACAGCAATTGATTTAGTAAACTATATTGCCGCCCTTGCCGATAAAGTCAGTCATTAATAAATTAAAGCATGGACAAGTACGTTATCTTCCATATTGATGGAGGTTGTGGTAAAAACATTGCAGCAACAGCTGTAGTAAAGTCTATTAAGGCTCATTATCCTGAACATAGGTTGATTGTTGTATCAGCATATCCAGAGGTATTTGTCCATAATCCAAATATTTTTCGAGTCTATAAGTTTGGAAATATTCCTTATTTCTATGATGATTTTATTGATAAGAAGGACTCAGTAATCCTTAGAATGGAGCCTTATCATTCTGGTGAATTGCTTTATAAGAGAAAATCATTAGTAGAGATCTGGTGTGATGTCTTTAATATTCCTTGTGTTGATAAGAAGCCAGAGATCTTTTTAACTGAAAGAGAGCTTTTGTTTGCTCAGAATAAGATTCTGAAAGAGGGTCCTATTCTTATAGTTCAATCATCAGGTGGTGCTGAGAATCAGGGTCATCCTTATTCATGGTCTCGAGACTTACCTCCAATGCTTGCCCAGGATATTGTAAATGCAGTAAAAGATAAGTTTAATAAGGTTCTTCATATTCGTCGAGATAATCAACCAGCTTTGGAGAATACAATTCAAGTATCAGATAATTTTAGAAACCTATTTTGCTATATTGCTTTGTCTGATAAGTTTCTTGGAATTGATTCGTTTATGCAACATGCCTGTGCAGCCTTTAATAAGAAGGCAACAGTAGGTTGGATTTCAAATTCACCTGTTGTTTTTGGTCATCAGATCCATGACAATATTATTGCATCAGGTGCTGAATCATTTAGACATAGGATTGATAGTTATCTGGAATCAGATGATTGGACTGGTGGTAGATTTCATGAATGTCCATATGATAATATGGCTAATATGTTTAATAAGGATACATTTATTGAATCAATTCTAGGGACAAAAGGTGCAGATAACTTATTTGAGATTGCTTCTCAGCCAACTATTA